CCCCGGTGCCCATGCCATAGGTGGCAGTCGTCGTCGCCGTGCCGATGCTGGCCGAGGCCGCCGAGACCGTGACGGTGCCCGAGGCGGTCAGCGTGCCGGAGAAGGTCTTGTTGCCGGTGAAGGTCTGCGTGCCTGCGAGGATTGCCAGTTCGCTCGAGGTGTTCGGCAGTGTGAACGTGCGCGTCGTGCCGGTCGTGATCCCCGACAGCGAAAACAGCGCCTTCTTCGTCGGATCGGTGTCGTTGACGAGGCTGAAGATGGCGTCGGAAACATCCTGCGGCACGCCGACCGTGTCCCAGGCACTTCCATTCCAGACAACAAAGGCCTGCTCGGCCGCGATCCAGACCAGCCAGCCTTGCCGCGGAACAAGGCGCAGCCAAACGCCATCGATCCAGAAGGCCACGTTCAGATCCCACCCGGCCCAGAGCCCCGTCGCGCCCGATGCCACGAGGTGCCGGTCGCCATCGGCGGGGCTGGCTGGCGGCGTGGTGCGCGTGCGGTCGAGGACCGACAGCTGCACGATGGCATCGAGCAGGCGCAGGGCCTCGTTGTGGGTGACATGCTTCTGGGCTTGGGCCGCAAGCAGGTATGGCAGGCCAAGGTGGGTGGAGGTGTCGGACATGACGGGCCTTCAGAACTGGAGGGTGACGGTGGCGGGATCGCCGCGACCGAGGCGGTTCGAGAGTTGGTAGATGCGGATCGCCAGTGTCTGGCCGGGGCCGAACGGCGCACCCCAGTCGGCGGTCTGCTGGGCAGCGGTGTAGAGGACGGATGTCGTGCTGCTGGTCAGCGTCCGCTTGACGGCCACCCCATCAAGGATCTGGACGTTGTAGCTTTCGGCATCCTCGGCCAGCGGCACCTCGACCTGCTCCCAGGCATCGGCCACCAGCGCGCGGGATCGCCGAGTCCAGCGGATTGTCAAATCGCCCGGACTGCGCGCTGTCCTCCACGGTTGTGCGACATGGACCGGCGCGAAGGGCACGAGGCCGCGACTGGATGGCGTGAACGCCAGCGCGGTGTAGCTGGCGTCGCTGACGGACCGTGCCGCGGGGCCGATGCGCCAGTTCCACGGCAAACCGAGATCGGCCTCGGCGATCGGCAGTGGAGTAAGAGCAAGGTCCAACACCACCGCCCGTGCCCCGGCCGGGGTGGGATTGCCCATCGCGGCTTCGGTGCCGCGCTGGCCCCGCAAAAGGCGGGTCAGGCGATAGCGGCTGGGGGCGATAAGTTCGGCGGCACCAGCCTGTACGATCTCCCATGTGCCCGGCGCGGATTCCACCGCCAGCGCATTGGCGCCGCCGAACAGCGTCAGGTCGGTGACGCTTTCCAGCGTGCCGGAAGCCAGATCGACGACCAGCGCATTGCCGAGATCGAAGCGCGAGGTCGGGCCCGGGTAGAAGTCCGACATGAGCGTGCCGATCCGCGCCCGACTGCCGAAGGTGGTCAGCAGTGCGAACCCATCGGTGGAGGGGCTGCGGAACACTGCCATCTCGCCCGGCCAGGGAACGGCATGCGCCGCGACCATCGGCCGATGCGCAGGCTGGTCTTCGGAAAGCTGTGGCAAGTCGAGTAGCACCACATCCGGCGCGCCGAACACCACGGACCGGGTCAGCGAAGCCGGTCGCGGATCGCCGGGTGGTAGGTCATAGACGGCGCGATCCTGACGGACGGCCTCGACGCCCCGCCCATCGGAATCGGCGATGGACACGAGGCGCAACTCGATCTCGCGGCCATCATTGGCCAGCCGGATCACGTCTGCTGGGTCCAGCGCCAGCCGCGAGGGCGGAAGGCGGAAGGTGGCGCTCTCGCGGCCAATCCAGGCTTCCATCAGCGCGCGGCGGCAGCGGCGTTCGGCCTCCTCGGGCGGGATTGCCATCGGGAAGGATTCGGACGCGATGCGGGTGGTGTCGACGGTGATGCGACGGGCTTCGACAAGAGCCGCGTCATAGTCCTCGTCGGCGCGGGCGACCTGCCATTTCAGGGCTTGCGGCAGTTCGGTTTCCTGCGCGCGGACCAGTTCCAACGCCTCGCCTTCGCGCGACGCCACGAGGTCGTCATGCGCCAGGGTCAAAACAGACGCCCGCCCGCGCATGACGAAGCGGATCATGCCTTCGGTCTCGATGGCATCGAACCCGAAATGCCGGGCCAGCGTGCTGATCGAGGAACGCGGGGCTTCAAGTGCTGCGATGGCATAGCCTTCGACAGCCCCCCAGAGGCCGGATACGTCGATCAGCGCCTCCGGCATCCCGGCACGCAGGCAAAGATGACGCACGAGGGCCGCCAGCGACACTGCCCCCAGCCGCCCGGTCAGCCAGTGGCCCAGCCGCCAGTTCGGACCATCGGTCCAGACATCGGTCAGTTCCGGAAAGAACGGATAGGGTCGAGCGTCCCAGGTCCAGGCGGCGCATTCCGGCACATGCACCATGCGGCCGCCATAGACGGCAGAGATCGGGTTGTTGGCCGGGTCGCCCCAATGCAGGTAGCTGGCTTCCAGATAAGCGCGCTGGATCGAGTCATCCCGCCAGCCGCGCGAGAAGTACGGTGTGAAGCTCTCCGACGACTTCGGGTCGAAGAAGACGTTGGGCTGGTTCGTGCCCCGGTCGATGGCGGGGCAGCCCAGTTCGGTGAAGCGGATCGGTTTCGATTGCGGCACCCAAGCGGTGGCCAAGCCGCTCTCCACCCCGCCCGGCCGGTTGAAATGCGGGTTCGTCCACCAGGCGCGGAAGTCCTTGGGGCGGAACACCCACGGCTTGCCCGCAGCGCCATCGGTGATCGGCGTGCGGATTTGCGCAGAGCGGTCGGCGGCGTTGGCATAGAACCAGTCGAAGCCTTCACCGCCCCCGATGTTCGCCTGCAGATAGGCGCGGTCGTAGATCGCGGGCCAACCTTCAAGCGCATCGGCATGGTCGAAACCGTCGCGCCAATCCGACAGCGGCAGGTAATTGTCGATGCCGACGAAGTCGATGTTGGTGTCCGACCAGAGCGGGTCGAGGTGGAAATAGACATCGCCGCTGCCGTCCTGCGGATGATGGCCGAAGTATTCCGACCAGTCGGCGGCATAGCCGATCTTGGTGGCCACCCCGAGGATGGTGCTCACGTCGGCCGCGAGGGTCTTGAAAGCGGTGACGGCGGGATAGGTGCTGGCCCCCGAGCGGATGGTGGTCAGGCCGGGCATTTCGGTGCCGATCAGGAAGGCGTCGACCCCGCCCGCTGCCGCGCAGAGGTGCGCGTAGTGCAGCACCATGCGGCGCAGGCCCCAGTCGCTTGGCGAGCCAGTGAAGCTGACGCTCTCGCCCGACACGCTGAAATTCCCCGGCGTCGCCGCCCCGAAGAGGGCCGACACTTGCGATGCCGCAGTACCAGTCTTGTCCACCGATCCGACAAAGCCCGCCGCCGGGGAACAGGTGATCCGCCCGCGCCATGGAAACGCGGGCTGGCCGGGCGTGGCGGCATTGGCGCTGTAGGGGTTCGGCAGCGTGTTGCCGGGCGGCACATCCATCAGCAGGAAGGGATAGAAGGTGACGCGCAGCCCGCGTGCCTTCATCTCCTGGATCGCCTGCACCACCGCGAAATCCGCAGGCGTGCCGCCATAGACCGGGCGATCCTCGGAGTCGCGGCTGACCAGATGGGCGCTGGCACGGCTGACGCCATTCACCGACCAATTGGCGGGGGTGGTGGCCTTGGAGGCGACCTCGACACCCGGCTTCACCTTGCAGGATCCCGCGCGCAGATCATTGCCGAACCAGGCCACGACGAGGCTGACGCTTTCAACCGCCGGGGCCATGGCCTGCAGCCGGTCCAGCGCCACGACGATGTCAGTCCGGTCGGGCAGCGCATTCAGGTTCTCGGCGACCGTGGCACCGCCGCTTCCCTTGCGGATGGCGTCGGTGGCATAGGTGAACTCGCCCGAGGCCGGGATCAGGGTGACGGCCTTCACCAGCCCTTCGGCAGTGTCGGCATCGGCCAGCGGACGGAAGACCTCGAAGCTGAGTTGCGGCAGGCGGTTGCCGAAGGTGGCCAGCGCCAGATCCTCGAACACGACATAGGCCGTGCCGCGGTAGGCGGGCGTGTTGGCCGCGCCCATCTTGGCGGCGATGAACGGATCGGCGGTTTGCACCTCGTTGCCGGGATACCAGCGCCAGGTCACGCCGGTCATGTCCATCGCCTTGCCGTCGGCCCAGATGCGGCCGATGCCGGTGATCGGGCCTTCGCAGAGCGCCACGGCAAAGCTGGCATAGTAGAGGTATTCGGTGGTCTTGACCTTGCCGCCCCCACCGCCCTTGCCGCCGCCTTGGGTGGTGGTCTTGGTCTCTTCGCGGAAATCCGTGGCCCAGATGATGTTGCCACCGATCCGCATGCGGCCATAAAGCCTCGGGATCACCGCACCTTCGGTGGCTGAGGTGATGCGCAGCGTGTCGAGCCGCGCGCCCTCGATCCGCTGGGCGGGGGCCAGCGATGACACGATCCAGCTGTCGACCACTGAGCCCACGGTCGAGCCGATGAAACCGCCGATGGCCGCGCCGGAGAAACCGAGGATCGCGCCACCAAAGGCCCCGCCGATGGCAGTGCCGACAGCGCCGAGGACGAGCGTGGCCATGGAAAACTCTCAGCGTTGGGGAAAGAGGAAGGCAAAGGCGATGCGTCGTCGCCACGTCGGGGTCAGTGGTTCCTCGATCACGCCGAGCCGCTCGTAGGCATGGAGAAAGGTGTCGGGTCCGGTCATTATGCCGACATGCTTGGCTATGGCGCGGGGCATCATGCGGAACAGGATCAGCGCCCCGGGTGGTGCATCGCCGGGTGCGATCTCCGGCATCATGCGGCGCGCGCCCTCGGCCAGCACCTCGCGCGGGCCACTTTCGCCCCAGTCCCGACTGTAGGGCGGGATCGGGAATGGTTCGGGCTCCACCACCTCGCGCCAGACGCCACGCGCGAGGCCAAGGCAATCGCAGCCGATGCCCTTCAGGCTGGCCTGATCGTGGTAGGGCGTTCCGAGCCAGGACCGGGCGACGGCAATTACCAAAGCGGGATCGGCGGGCGTCACAACACCGCCCCCTCGTGGCCGCCATCTTTGGTGGCATAGCGAAGGACCGCATCCTGGCCGGGGATATTGGGAAAGCCCCGGAAGTTGGCGACGTTGGCGAACTTCGTGCCACAGGTCGCGATGCGCTTGTCGCATCCGGCGCGGATCGTGAAGGTGTCAGACGCGGCGATGGCGCGCACGGGGGCTTCCAGCAGGGTCAGGATAGCGATGCCATCGACGAGATCATGCGACAGCACTTCGGCCCGCCGCCCGGCATTGGCTCCACTCGTCCAGTCGAGGGTGCCGAAGGTGAACCAATTGTTGGTGAATGCAGCGATGCCGGAAGCAGTGAACGCCCGGTCGCGCAATACGTCGATGATTGTGCCGGTGCCCTTGAACGCAAGGGCTTCGAGATCGACCCTGCAGCGCGCATCGCCAAGGGCGGCATCGCAACTCGTCTGAAACGTCCGTCCGACCGTCTGGCCCAGCACATGCGCCAATGATCGCACCTCGGCCACGAAGGCCAGACGCCCGCGCCGGATCTGCCCGATAGCGCCGCGCCGCATCAGCAGGCGCTGGGATGTCGCGGCCCAGTTCACCCGCCACACTTCGACGGCGGCATTGTCCCAGCGACCGTCGAGGATATCGGTCTCGGTGATCCGGTCTGAGGTCAGCACGCCCTGGGCGTCCTGCGCATCGACAGAAAGGTCGGAACCGGAGCGCACCTCCGAGGCCGCAAAGCCGCTCTCCGACTCGAAATCGGTGCCGTCGAACGTCAGGGTTAGGTCGTGATCGGTGAAGCCGAGCGTCACCCCATCGGCCCGCACGATCCGCCAGCACCAGGCCAACGTGGTCGTGCCCTCGTCGAGATGGGCCTGCAGCGCAGGTTGGAGCGCCTTCACTTCCGCCCCCAGCCCCGCCACAGGGCGACCGAGGCCAGCGCCGAGGAGACCACGCCCCCGGCTGTGCCAGTCAGGGCGTAGAGATTGAACGGACGCAGATCGAAGCTACCGGTCACCAGATCGAAATCCGCCAGCCCGGCCATGGCCAGCCCAGAGGCGGCAAAACAGGCCAGATAGACCAGCCCTCGTGCGAGGTTCCAGTTCATGATGTTGCCTTTCCTGTAAAAAATTCCATCAGCCGCTGCCACCACGACGGGGAGCCAGGCGATTGGGTTGGCACCGGTAGTGGCACGGTCGGAGGCACGCGGGTGCTCGCCGGGCGCAGCAATGCCAGCGCCTCGGCCTCGGTCAGTCGCCGGATCGGTCGCGAGAAATCCACCCGCCCGTTGGGGTCGACCGCCCAAACCGGAATGGTGCCGGTCTGGTAGCGGCCATCCCGGAACAGATCGCGTTCGGCCTCGCGGCGCGTGCGGATCGCGGCGGGTCGGAGCCAGCCCATGAAACCCTGCGCGGCAGCGGCGCGGTTGCCCGCGTTCAGGTGGCGGGTCAGCGACGCTTTCGCGATGCCGCCGGTGTTGTAGTGGAAGCTGACCAGCGCATCGAACTCGTGCGGTTCCAGTGGCACCTTTACCGCGCGCAGCACCTCGGCCTCGTAGGCCACGATGTCGATGCGGAAGAGCCGGAACGCCTCGCGGATCCCGGCGTCGAGATCGGCGGGCATGCCACGCGTCATATGGGCCGGATCGGGCGGACCGGCGGCAGCGGTATGACCGATGCCGAAGGTCCAGACGTTTTTGACGTCGAGATAAGGTCCGGGCACGAGTCCTTCGTGCCGGACGAGGGCCAGAAGCCCCCGGTCTGTCATGTGCATGGGAT